ATATCTCGTATTTTTGCCACTGCGTTGTCGGTAATTGTGATCATATTCTTTCGTTGCAAACGTTCCAGTCAATAATTTTCCAGATGTTATCTAGATAACGCTCTTTGTCCCATTGGTAATCTAGGCTCCATGCGTGTTCCCACCAGTCCACTAGCACACAAATATCTGTCCTAACCTGATGGTTTGGAATGGTTTTAATTGTGCCCGCGGTGCTGAGATATACCCAGCCTGATCCTTGAATCTTCATCGCGACTTCTTTGAACGCCGCTTTAAAATCTTCGTAGGTTTCGAAGTTGGTTTCAATTAGTTCTAGCACAGCGCCTTTGGGGCGATTAGCTCCTTTGGGTTCTCGAAGTTGTGGAAAAAATTTATTATGTAAAAAACTACCAGCACGGTTAAAATCTGCATTGCCTTCACCCGCATTGTAGCGTTTGGCATAGCCTTTGGCCAAATGCTCGTAATGGTATTCAATTGTAGCCGGGCTCATTACAGGCTCCAACGCCTTGTGTGTGTAGGGCAAAGGTGTGGTTTCCAACTTGGCTGGCCGAGTCGAAGCTTCTAATAATTCAATATCTTGTCTTATACTAACATGCATAGGGTATTTATCTACGGCGAGTAATACGACCACGGGTTAGATCGTAGGGACTAAATTCCATTTCTACACTGTCGCCCATCAGGACCTTGATGTTGTTTTTACGCATACGACCACTGAGGTTGGCCAGCACAGGCTTTTCAAAGTTTTCCATTTTGATACGAAACATGGTATTGGGTAAAACTTCTGCTACAACCCCTTCCATTTTTATTACATCTTCTTTGCTCAATTAATAAGTTCTTTCATTTTAGCGACGCATTTTACTTATATCTTTGGCTTCCTCATCTGAAAATACCGGAACAGCATTTGACTTGTGCATGGTAGCGATCCCTTTGACTTTGGTACCTGTGTAAACTTTGGCCGGTGCTAGAGTAGCATTGCCACCAGTGTTGCGACTGGGAATATGATGTGTGGTAAAACGGCCGGCGGGCGCGGACAATTTATAATCGAGTGGCTCGGCCTTTAAGGCCCGGCTACGTTTTTTCTCGTCTGCGTCTACTTCCCACTTCTTTTTTAACTCTTGCCATGATGCATCGAGCTCACGTGATTTACGAGCTTCGTCGGCGTTGCGAAATTTCACTCGGCCTTTCTTTTTGCCGTTGAGACTAAGATACGGGCCTACTAGGTGCATGGTCATTTTTGTAATAACTCCATAGTGTATTCGGTATCACGCATATAGGCCACAGGTTTGAGCCAACCGTGACGAATGCATTCCTGTATAAGATCTTGATAGTTTTCTGGACATCGCTGACTGATTTCAATTGCGGCTCGTGACACCAGTGTAAAGCCATCAGGCGAGAATGTAAAATCTGGGTCACTTGGACGCAAAGTTTTATAGGATCGACCCTGAGAAATCTTAATCATACTGTATTATAGCAGATAATTGGGCGCAGGTCAACCGTTTATTTGAACAAGATCACAGCCATTATGACGGCTTGTATTATAAACCCAACACCTATTGTGACAATGTTTAAGGTGTCCTTGAGCACAATGGCTCGACCAAACAACAACAACAGGCCGGCCCAAATGAACAGCACAATATCTAGGCCCGGAGTGCGATCACTTAACCCGGTTAATAACGCTATCAAAGAAGGAATGGTAGCGGAATGCATTAAGATCACAGCCAACCACCCTAGCGTATCGGCACTTACTTTGGGCAATTGCTGATCTAACCATGCTCTTGCACACTTGATCCAACCGTCGAGTTTTTCCATGTTTATATCCTCTCTGAATAAAATACGTGTCGACCAATTTTGGCCACTTGTGGTTTGCCCCATTGAGCTTGAACATAGTCTGCATGAAAATACAGAGCATTCTTCAAGCCGGGTAGTCTAAAACCTTCTAGTAATACTTTTTTAGCCACTTCTTCTGACTCTTTCCAATAGGCTGGATAAATGGGTCTAATTCGACTGGATCCGTCACACATCCAACTGAATTGGCAAACTTCTCGGCCTAAGACCATGTTCTTTTGATAAACCACACCGCAAATATCGGATGCAAATTTGCCGCTGTCTACACGGTTAATAGTGACTTGGGCTACAGCGACCTTACCTTCAAAAGGTTCGCTTGCACTTTCCCAATAGATGTTTTTGGTTAAACAGGCCAGTTGTCTGGTTCTGTCCTCGACGCTGATAAAACCTTGTCGAGCTGTTTCGTTTGTTACTTTTAGGATATCTAATTTATATTGTGTTACTGTGATTACAGCAAACATCACAATCATAAAACCACAAAATTGAAAAATTTTGTTACCTACGTCAGTTATCGAATTTAATTTCAATGCCTTCTCCTCATCACAAGACTGTGCGTGTCAGCGGAGGTGCCCAGGATGAGCGCATTGACGGTGGCTGTAGATTCGACAAAAGACCTCGGGCCTCAGTGCCATATTCTCCGAATTGACTGTTGTTGCTGGCCAATTCGGACCGTTTGTCAATGAAGAGGATTTCCGAAGCCCTCTCTAAAAAAGACCAGCTTTGCGGCACTGGTCCATCCGTTGTGGAGTAGATCTAAGATTATAATCCTACGCTAAACATCTGTTAGCTTGGTTGTGTATTCTACTCTCTAAAATACTTATTATTATACACCCTATGCCGGCAAAGATCTACGATTTTTGATAGGTTTTTGCCGTTAACTGGGCATATTACTCTGTCACTGGCGGTGGCATGGCCTTCAAACGGTCCCATGTGGCCTGTTTATCTTTGATGTGCTGTTCAAGTTGACGATACTGTTCGCCCAGAGCACGGAGTTCTTCCCATTCCTCTTCCAATTTGGTGTTAGGTGTTAGGATGTTCAATCGTTCCTCAACCCGTTCCATCCAATCTCGCATACTTTTTTCGCCTATCACAAGATCGGCATTATCGCCTTGAATAACAACTTTACCACTTTGATTCATGGTGTAAGGACTGTTAACAGTGTATGGGCTAGTAGTTCCGGTGGTCCAAACATGCCCAGCAGTATTACTAAATGTAAACGGACTTCCGGTAAGACTAATGTTGCTGTAAGTGGTTCCGTTGATGTTGCCATCAATATTGCTCACAGTCAACGGCGGAATAGCACCATATTGTGGATCGGCCCATCCGTTGGTTTTTTTATAGTAGCCGTCTAACGATATTGTGACAGTATCGTTAAGCTCAGAGACGAGCTCGTCTAAGGTTTTTTCTTGCGTAAGGTCCATGTGCCGTCCTTGTTATCTATCCACTCTAGAACATCACCTTCCGTCCACTCCATGTGTTCGCAGAGCTCATCACCCAGGAGCAATAACATTTCGCCTGGGTGATCAGGGTCTTCTACTATAGTTGTAATAGAACTATACCGCATGTTATTTTGCGGCTAGAGCTTCTTTTTCTACTGTGATTTCTTTACGACGTTCTTTGATTGCTTTGCTCATTTCTTGCAAGGCTTTTCTAGCACGAGCCGCGGCAGCTTTAACACCCTTGGCTGTGAACTTTTCGTTTTCGGTAAGATAGTTATCAAACGCTGTTTTGATTGCGTCATGGTTTTGTGACATTGTATTTCCTTTATAATAAAGTGCCTAAGCACCCTTTAATTATACACTATAAAGACACGATGTCAAGAAATATCAAAGACTAATATGCCGTTTTGTCCAGGCATCCCAAATGACCATGTTGTCCCAACCATGTGTCCAAGTGACCATAAACAGGCTCAAAGTATTTTGATTATAGATGTGCATACGATTGTCGTCAACACGAGCCCGTATGTTTCGGCTAGTATTGATCCATCGAGTCAGTTGGCTTTTTGCGTCAGGTGCCCGTAAGATTACCGTATATAGGGCGTCCCCATTTTTATTTGAAGGTGCAGTCATTAATGTAAAGATTGATCCGAAGATCTTGGTGAACCAAATTCACTCACATGTTTAACAAAGTCGTCATCTAACAGTATACGCTCATCGTCATACTCTTGTGAAACTTCGTTTGGAACTCCTAACAAGCGCATGAGTCCGCCTGTGTGAATTTCCGTAATACCTTGCTGATACAAAACCAACAACAGTTGGTTAATGGCCATCCTAATGGGATAATCAAGGTCGTCTAACATACAACATACTTAGCTCAAATGATCAAGTTATTGACGATATCTCAACTCAATTTCGCTAACTGTAGATGGCTTGGTGCCAGTTGTAGTTAATTGTATTTTGGTTAATGCAGGATCTTGACAAATGGATTGATTATTGAGTGCCCTAGGAAGTCTACAGTCTTGTTGCGTTACTGCACTGGCAGTATGATCAGCAATGCCTTTGCCTGTGGTTTCGTTAACGACCACACTCGACACGCCTAGCCCGGTCCACACCAATGGAGCCGCACAACCGGATAACAAAAAAAGAAAAGATACTGCAAGTATCTTGTTCATGGTATAAGTTAGGGGACTTATTGGCACTGCCCCTGGTACCTATTAAGCCGTTACTTTGGCTGAAGTTTTTGCAGTGGCCTTGATACTAGCGCCTGCTACTTTGACTTCGCCTTTCTTGGCGACCTTGGTCTTCTCAGCCAATTTGTTGGCTACAGCATAACCAGCATCACCTTCGGTAATGCCCAAGCTCTGCAAATGCTGGAGAGCTTGCAATTTGGTCATTGGGCTTGGGAGCTCAACCAAATTGATGTTGGTGCATCCTGCTTTGTTCAGGATCTTGATACGAGCCACCAAGTCGTTAGCGAAACGAGCTTTCACTGTTCCGTTAGAATTAGTTGCGGTACCTGCTACGGTAAAAAGTTTATCTTGCGACATAAGTTGCCTTTCGTTGTTGCCTGTTAAAAAGTTGATTTAAAATACACATGCTAAATTGTTTAGCATATCCATATTATAGCGGACTGTTGTTTGAATGTCAACCATAATGTAGATTCCGGTTAACCAAAAGTATCACTTTTGATTAAATTCTTTTTTGCTGATTTTGTCTTTGGTCCATTCTGCGCTGCCGGACAGATCTTTACCAAGACCCGACACGGTGTTACACGCGGTCAATAGACCAATCATTGCAATGACAATTAAAGATTTCATTGTGCTGCCTCTTTGGTTACTTGTTGAACTTTGGATACACCGTTATCAAACATCCGAGCAATGCCCGAAAATCCCACGGTGCAGAGAACGATACCAAAAATGGCACCAATGATAAATGTTTTCATTCGGAAACTCCTAACACTTTGACACGGTTGAGTTGAGTGGCCAGGTTATTGTGTCGCTTCACCGTGCCACGAATAGTTGTGTGAGTATCGGGTTCGATTGACTCACGATACGAAAAGTAAACTGAATGATTGTTGTCAGTAATGGCTGTGATAAACCAAGTATTAAATTTTTCACTGTAGCTGCTGCGAACCACTTCTACTGTGAGCTCAACCTTGTCACCTACCTTGCCAACCAGGCCATCACAACGAGCAAGTCTAGCATCTACTGATTCTTTTCTTAATTGTCTAGCATAACCGTGCGGCATGGCTGTGATCACACTCATATCGTAACGGCTGGTAATCTCATCCAAACTGCACACTCGAGCAGTTATCCTAGCCCATTCGTTTAGTTCGGTTCGCAAGGCCTGCAAGGTAACAGCCGAGGCCAAGTGTCGACGACAGTCCACACCCATAGTACGATCAGCATCAGTAATCATACTGGCGTCAGACAAAGCTCGCTCAACAATAACACGATTGGGTGAACGCACAACCTGATCACCGATCATTTCGGGTTGCTTATAGTAACCGTTGTTGATACGGAAGGCAGTGCAAGCCGCAGCCCAGAGCAAGTTGGCATCAACTGCGGCCATTGTATCGCGATTCGCTTTCATGCCATTTCCTTTGCGGTGTTCATAAAAAATTTCAATGCCTGACGAACTTTGGGATCTAATGTACGATAGTTCTCGACCATGTGCTCAATTGCCTCTAGATCTTCTAAATCTTGTTGCACAGCATAGGCTTCCATGATTTCGCAGGCTTGATCTATGTTCATTTTATTTCTTAAATGAAACGCCAGTTGTGCCGCCTACAACACCGCCTAGGACCAGTGACGCCATCCAGGTATCAAATGTCACGGGTATTGCCAAGGCAGGAAACAAGGTATTCAAGGACCAAATGGTTGCAATTGGTGCAAGTATAATAAGCAATATCACAAATGCCACGATAAGAAAAACTTTATTCATATGTTACTCCAATTAATCTAAACGGCTACCAGCGTAGGCTGTGAACCCGTATTTCTTAAACACTTGAGCGGCTGCTTCTGCACCGGCTTCCAGTGTGTCCACGTTCTGAACATACATGCCTGCTGGATTCCAAATTTGGAAAGCACCGGTATGGCTCTTGCTGACACCGGCTTCTTTGAAAGCCCGGCCTAATTTGGTATTGCCTTTGACACCAAAAATGTCAACCCAAGCAAAGCCACAAGCAAACTGATCACGGCCGCCTAGTTTATCTTGGAAGAATCGTTCAGCGGCTTCACGAGCGGCTGACTTGGCTTCGGCTACAATTGCATCTACTTTGATACCGTTAACTGTAACTGACATCTTGAACTCCTTTTTAGTTTCTATACAAGTATTATACAAAAATGGGTGTTTCTGGTCAACCGTTTTATGCGGCTTCCAACATGTTGGCCGGCACCTTCCACAAGCCAGATGGAGTGCGAACTGTGACAAACTTGATGGCAATTTTGGTCACATCACCTACCATGACCTTGCCGGTACGGCTTGATGTAAACTTGACCATTTGACCCGGCTTGATTGAATTCTTCACGTCCTTGGTCAATCGGGCACGGTTAAACTTGACAGCATCGATCATGCTACTCAGTTCTACATTGGTCCAATTACCGAACATGATTGCTTGGTTGACTTCTTGAATGGTTTTCATTCTGGGCTCCTTTTTAGTTTCTATACAAGTATTATAGCAAATCGGGCATTTCTGGTCAACCACCCTTTTTTAGGGCAAAAAACACAGCATCTACGCTGTTGCGAAAATACAACACCAGCTGCGTGTCTAAGCGACCTTTTTTGCGCCATTCTCTATCGTCGAGTAACCTATAGAACCAACGACGGTCTGCTTGAGTACCACCGGGGCCAAACAGTTTGGTAGCCTGTTCAACGTCATCATTGCTCAATGTCCAAGCGCCACAGTTGATCCTGGTGGTTTTCATGCAGGTACTTCTTCCTTCACTGCTTCAAGTGCTTCTGCCAATGGTGTTAACTTATTGCTTAAGGCCGTTGAGCCATAAGTGTCACCCACATACCATGTACCATCTTTCATCACATAGTAAAACTCAGCACCGCAACCCTTGGTACGGTCCAAAAAGTCTTCAAATGAATGATCTACTGACCAAGTGCATTCTGTTTCGCCGCGATCGCGATCGTAAAAGGTACACATGTTGCCATAGCGTTGTTCATAGTCGCTACCAGCCTCAGCATCCAAGCAACTGAAAGGATGCTTTACACCAATCTCAGGGCGTAGGCTACTCAAGTCGCCTAGGGCAACCAGTTGGTTGGCTTTGCTTGAGTCATAATGCTCTTGCAAAATAGCACCATTGTGTTCCAGATAGCCGTCCCAATGACAGTAGACAGACTTTGCGATTGGACCATGCATGACTGCGATACGTGAACGAGTTCCCATTTTTATTCCTTAGAAGTAAAAGGCAGAGGTAAAATTACAACGACTATAAACGATTTCACGCACTTCAGTGTCCATGGCTTCACCATAGATCTCAGGGTTAGACTCGCTTAGGATTCCTAATATTTGATATGTTTCGGGCCAAGTCAATTCTGCAGTCTTGGCAAAGTTTACCAAGTCACCAATTGCGGCATTGCCGCGATCTGTGAACATACCATAATCTCTTACTGCAATCATTTCTGACTCCTTGTGTATCAATTATTAACCTATTACTACCACACGACGGACTTCTGTCTTGTAGTCGCCTGTTTCTTCGTCATAGACATCCTCATCGTCTGTGACCAGTTTGTCCATACGGTGATAGTCGCTGAACTCCACAATGCCCTCAGACACTTGGTTAACCGCAGGGGCTACTTCGGTGCGCCAGTGGTCGCCATAGTTGTAGCTGAAATGCACTTCGGCATCAGGGTTCATATAGCCCAGGGATTCAATAAGTTCTCGAACTTTCATATTACATGCTCCAATAAGATTCGCTTGCGGGTGAGCAGAAGTAAGGCGTATCATAACGCTCTTGGAATTCTTTACCACCTATTAGGTTTTGCTTGGTGACAAAAGTTTCAAACACTTCAACAACAAAACCCAAACCGCGTTTAGCATCGGCCACGGCATTGATGTAGTCCTTGGTGCTAGGTGCAAAATCCTGCTTGGCATACAAACGACGACCTGCTTTGACACGTCGATCAGTTCGGTAAATTTCTAATGTGTATTCTTTTAGTTGGGACATTTTTCTGCTCCTTTTTAGTTTCTATACAAGTATTATAACCGAAATGGCTTTTTTGGTCAACCTAAATCAATGTGTATTTAGAGCTGGCGCATATTCGCGAATCAGCTCGCGCTCACGTGCATGGGCTGGCTTGCGACCGCGGACTTTTTCAACAAATTCAACAGTATGCATCTCAGCACCATATTCACGGATACTGTTGCATAAAGCCCACACTTTTTCTTCAGTTACTGCACGGCGAACGTGCTTCTGAAAACGCACTTTTAGGGCCCGTTTTATGCTACCTGAGCACACGGTAATACCAATGTAGTAATCGCCTGTGACCAAGTTGGTTATGGTATAGACAGCATGGTTGCTGTCTTGACGGCGTTTTCGGGTTTGCTTTTTAACTTCCATACAAGTATTATAGCAAATGGAGTATTTTGAGTCAACCGAATTGTGGCCACTGAGTTAGTGGGCACTGACCACAAAAAACCCTACAAAAAGTAGGGTTTTTGGGTGTTGTTTTTACACAACAGATCAGCTGTTTAGCACTCGAGCCACTGAATT